CTTATGATTCAGGTTTTCTTAAAAGAAACTGGGACGGCAAGTATCCTCAGATGAAACCCCAAGAGATTTACGATCTACCAGTGCAAGATATAGCAGCCGACAATTGTATTTTGTTTATGTGGATTACTTTCCCTAAATTACTAATAGGTTTACAGGCAATGGAAAGTTGGGGATTCAAGTATCGCAGTGCTGCGTTCACTTGGGTTAAAAAGAATAAGAAAGCAGACTCTTGGTTTTGGGGTATGGGACATTGGACTAGAGCCAATGCTGAGGTTTGCTTTCTAGGGGTAAAGGGTAAACCTCAAAGAGAAAGCGCAAGTGTTCACTCAATTATTGATGAAAGAATACAAGAACACTCAAAAAAACCAGATGTTGTTAGAAATAAAATTGTAGAGCTTTGTGGAGATCTACCACGAATAGAACTATTTGCAAGACAAACTGCTGAAGGTTGGGATAGTTGGGGAAATGAAGTTATATAAAGGCGACTGCTTAGATTTTATGAAACAACTAGAGGATGGATCTATAGATCTAATCTTATGTGATCTTCCGTTTGGACTTATGAAAAACATAGGTGAGGATGACGGCAGGTTTCAAAATGGTATGCTTGGAAAGTTTGATTGGGATGACTCAGTAGATCTTGAAAAGTTTTTCTTCTTGTCAGAAAAGCTACTTAGAGAGTCAGGTAGATTAATTCTTTTTGGCATACAGCCGTTTACAACCACTTTGGTAAATCACGCAACATTGAGTTTGCCTTTTGCTTATTCTATGATTTGGGAAAAAGATCACTTCGGTGCGGCCTTTCAAGCAAAAAGAGCTCCACTAAACTTTTATGAGGATATCTTGGTATTTACTAAAAGATACGATTCAACATTTAGCAATCCACTAAGACAGTACTTTGAATGGTTATTAAAGCATATAGGGAAAAGTAAAGCTCGCTTGATTATGGAATTTGGACAAAAGGCTGATCATACTTTTAGAACTAGAAGTACACAGTTTAAGCTATGTACAGAGGAAACTTATAACGAAATTGTTGAGAAATATCAGATTCAAGATAACGAAAAGTTTATGCCATACGATCTTCTTAAAAAGATAAACGATCAATACACGCAAACTTTTAATCTATCTGATGAGGATACATTCAAAAGTAACATACTTAAGTACCCTAGAGATAGCGAAAAACACCACCCTACTCAAAAACCAGTTGATCTTCTTGTTAATTTGATTGAAACATTTACAAATGAGGACGATGTTGTAGCTGATTTCACTATGGGAAGTGGTAGTACTGGAGTTGCAGCTAGGAAAACAAACAGAATATTCTTAGGATCCGAGTTAGATGAGGACTTCTATGATATTGCTTACAAAAGAATACAAGGCGAAAATTGAAGTTAATTAACGCAGATTGTCTAAAAATAATATCAGAAATGCCAGAAAACAGCGTAGATCATGTTTTTACTAGTCCACCTTACAATATTGGCAGAAGTAGATCATTAGATTCTAAAGCTAGGGGTAAATACAAGCACTTTTCCGACAATAAAGATAACTACCTAGATTGGAGTACAGAAATCATAGATCAACTGCTTAGGATCACAAAAGGCTATGTTTTTTGGAACATTCAAGCAAATGCTTTAAATAAAGCTGATGTTTTTAAACTTATTGGTCATTATGCAGATGTGTTAGAACAAAACTTTATTTGGTATAAACCTAATGCTACACCTAGTTCAAAGCAGTATTATGTTTCAAATGTTGTCGAATATGTTCTTTGTTTTTCAGAAAAAAAAGTAAAAGGCAATCAACACTTTTTAAAAAATTATGTAGAGATAAATAAAGGAACTAAATACATAAAAGATTTGAACGCACAAATGCCAGTATCTTTATCTGATCACTTTATTACAAACTACACACAAAAAGATGAAGTTATTCTTGATCCTTTTATGGGATCTGGCACCACAGGAGTTTCTTGCAGTAATGGACAAAGAGAATTTATTGGTATAGAATTAGTTCAAGAGTACTACGAAATAGCAAAGGAAAGACTTACATGAGATTAGGCAGCATGTTTGCAGGTATCGGTGGTGTAGATCTTGGCTTAATTAGATCAGGCTTAGTTACTGATGTTAAATGGCAAGTTGACAACGATGAGTTTTGTACAAAGATATTAAAAAAGAATTTTCCTGATAGTCTAGTAATGCACAAAAATGTAGAAGATATAAATACAAAATATTTACCAGAAGTAGATATTATAACAGCAGGTTTTCCATGTCAGCCTGTCAGTGTGGCAGGAAACCAGAAAGGAGTATTAGATGAAAGATGGTTATGGGATGAGGTCGAAAGATTTATTGATGAGTTACGACCACAAGTCTTCATGTTGGAAAATGTCCCCAACATCCTCAGAGCAAGCAACGGAGAGGCAATTCATCGTGTCCTCAAAAGTGTGGCCGAAATGCGCCATTATAGATTTGAATGGCAACTTATATCAGCAAAGTTCGTTGGAGCAAGGCACAAAAGACAAAGATGGGTGGGAGTTGGAATCGTGGGAGACTCCGAACACTATGGATCACTTGCCAGCGAGATCAGGGGACGCTTTGGAGAGAGCGCTGTATCGTGGAGATCCAGAGAGGAAGAGCAAAAGAAAATCTACTGGCAACTTGCGAGAAAATCCGAAAATTTGGCTCACACCGACAACAATGGATCAGAAAGAGGACAGTCTGAAACACGCAACGAAACTAATGCAGGGGAAAACGAGGAGAGCTACAGGTCATCGAATACAGAGAACATTGAGCGATCAAGTATGGATGGACATGATAGAAAAGGATCCGACCTTGATGGAGTACTACCAGGATCACGAGATAGTCAAGAGACCAATGCTTCCAGATCAAATGGAGTTCGTGGACTATCTGAGAAGTCAGACATCAGCAACCAAAATACAGAAGTTGACCAAAATAAAGAAATCAACAGTGGATCACTGGTTCAGGAAGGACAAGTACTTCAGTCATCCGACAGTGGATCAGTGGATTCAGATCAAACCACACCTAAAGGAGATCAAGTACGACAAGGAGTTAATGACAGTACAGGTAATGGAGTGGAAAACCAAAGAGGAGATGGAAATGTGGCCGACTCCCTCGACACAGGACAACGAACACAAGAATTTGGTATTAAACGACAAGGGCAGGAGAGTAGCAAAGACTGGGGGCGAGAGCAGATCCCTGAACCTAGCAGACAAAGTGCAGGTGAGGAAAAAGGAAACATTTTCGACACCAGCAGCCTCTCAAGCATCAAAGCCAGTCAATCGCCATACCCCATCAGCGAGAGCAGGGAAACATGGCTCTACTTTGGAACAGGACATTGGGGAACGAGATCCCACATTAATTGGGATGCGCCTCAACCCAGCATGGGTGAACAGACTTATGGGCTACCCAGATGGTTGGCTGAAATTGGACTAACAAACGATTGGGGAGTTGATAATAATTGGGAAGATGGTCAATCTAGAGTTGCCGAAAGAAAAGAAAATGATGTTGATCGACTTAAAGCTCTGGGTAACGGAGTTGTTCCACAGTTTTCTGAACTTGTAGGTAGATTAATTATTAGATCACTTATTGAGGATACTTTAGTGTTTGATCCAGAGATTGTTAAGGTAAATCGTCCTCAGTAAAAGGTTCTAGATCTAATGTGTAACCAAGACGATTATTGTAATCCCAGTCGCTTAATCTTTTAAGCATGGCAAATACTTCTTTGAGAGCAAAGCCACAAATGAAACCAACAATATAATCCATAGCTGACAATATTAGAACATTTGTTCGGTATTTAAAGTCAATTAATGTTAAATATTTATTTCACAACGATGAGTTTTTGTGAAAAATAATTCACAATCAATTGAATTTGTGCATTTGCAAATTACTGATTGCCAATGACTAATTTTTTCCGATATCGGAAAATTCACCAATAGCCTATATTTATTGAATTTTATTTTTTTCTTGTCCGTGGCACTGTCCTAGGACTTCCGTGGCAGGTTAACTCGGATTTCCTGCGCTAGAGTAGAGTAGAGAAGAGAAGACTAGACTAGAGTAGACTAGAGAAGAAAAGAGTATATAATGGGGGATAGAAAGGGCTAGTAAGTATGAAAAAAATAAAAGTAATGGTTACTTTTCAATTGACTGAAGATTATATTATTGAAGTTGAATCAGAAAAAGAAGCAATAAAAAAAGTACAAAAAATATTTGATTTTAAACAAGAATCTCAAAACGATCTATTAAAGCAATATGATATAGATTATAGTGTTGATATAGAAAAAAAGTATATCAATGTAGAGGACGAAGATGAAGTTGCAGAAGAACCACAGCTTGATTACGAAATTGTATATACGGAAACTGCTGGCAGTCCTAGTGAAGCACTTGAAAAATTGCAGAATAGGATCGTTGGAGCAGACGACTACATAGAGCCTGTAATATCACCAGTTTTAAATGAGGAGTATGAAATACTAACTGGGATTAAGGCAGAAGGAACAGAATAATGACAGAAATACCTAATTTTCCAGCAGGTACTAAAAGAGAAGATGCTATTGACGAATTAATATCCGATGGAGATCTTAAAGAAGTTGTTTTAAAACAATTCAACTACATGAGGATCAAAGGTATTAATTTAGTTCAAGACGCAGATAATCTTGTTAATTTATATTTATCTATTTGCAAAAAATTTGAAGAGAAGTAAACTTAAAATTGTTAATAGAAAAAGCCTTTCGTTTAACTGAAATAAAGTGAAAAGCAGGTGCCAAGACACCTGCTTTTTATTTACCCAAAACAAAAATCATATAGTCTATTATGGATTGTCGGCTACTAAACCGACTTCCTCCCATCATCGGCTAACTCTTAGGGGTTAGCCTTATCTTTTTTAACTATTTTTTTTTCTCTTGCAAGATCTTTTCTGATCTTCTTTGCTAAAAATCTACGAGCTTTACGATTTAAAGCTGGTGCATTTTCTTTTGAGACTATCGATAACTTTTTCATAAATATCATGATACATATAAATTTTAAAATTTAAATTTTTGTGTTACGATGTTCTAACTATGATTAAGAAAGTAGATCAATCCAACTTTAACGAAACAATCTCAAGAGAGGATGTAACTACAATTGTTAAGTTTGAAGCTGATTGGTGTGTTCCATGCAAAGAGATTACACCAGCAGTAGAGTCCCTCAATGAAGAATGGAAAGATCAAAAGGTGGAGTTTGTAGCAGTTGATATAGAAGATGCTGCAACAGTAACTAATCAATATAATGTTTTTGGTGTCCCAACCTTTATCGCATTTCAGAATGGTCAGCCTGTTTCTGAAGTGAGATCAAGAGTAAATATTGGAAATATCAAATCTTCTTTTGAAAAGTTCTTAGTCTGATACTTGTCAGGATCTCTTAGGTTTTTGTTTGTTTTTCCCTAAGCTGATCCTGATGTCCAAAATAATAATTTTTTTTAAAAATTGTCTTAGATACCTGATATAATTAGTGATTATGGGAGAAATAGTAAATACAGAAAATCGTAGGGAATCAACCTACATGCAATTAGCCGATGAAACAACTTTTGAACAATGGTTAGATATCGGATCTAAATTAATACAAACAACTCAAAATATTATGTGGTGGCTCGGTGATTGGTGGAACTTTGGTGAAAGAAAGTATGGTGAGGCAGCAAGTCAAGCTCTTTCTATGGAAATACCTTATTCTACTTTTAGTAAAGCAAGCTATGTTGCTAGGCAAATAGAAAAAGAAAGACGATTACCAGAAGTTTCATGGTCTATTCATTGTGAGATTGCACAATTAGATCAACAAGATCAAGATTTATTTTTGTCTAAAGCTCGTGACAGTAATTACAGTGTTTCAAGAACTAGAGAAGAAGTTAAGAAACATAAAGTTCAAGAATTGTTAGATGATAACGATAAAGAAAACATTATGTTATATCAAAACATAAATATCAAATCAAGTAATGTATGGACATTTGGTAAGCCTATGGTTAATTATGGTGTTAATGACGATCAGAAAACACCTCCACAAATGCTATTCAATCTTTTTTACTGGTTTGAGGATAGAGATCTAGAAAATCTTTCAAAGGTTGTTGATCTTACTGATAAATATCAAGTAACTTATGATGTTGCCAATGATTTTAATTTTGAGTGTAATAGTTATGATCTATATCCTCATGCTGAAACTAAAAAAGTTAAAGCTGGTGATTGGACAGTTGATCATTATCCAAAAGAATTAAAAGAAGCAGATATTGTAATTTTAAATATTCTTGACTATTTGGATAATGCTGCTGATATAGATCCAGCTAGTTTTATTAGACAGCAGATTATTAATTTATCAACAGCTATGAAACCTGGATCTCAGCTATTTTTTATATCCAAAGATCTAGATGATTGTAAATTAGAAAATATATTTTCTTTAATTTATGATGATACAGACTTTTCAATCATTGATTTCATATCAATTCCAAATAAAGATACTTATAGTAAAGAAGAGGAAGTTCAGGCAATAGCTAATAGAACACTGCTTAACAAGTTTGGTTATGTATTTGTTTTAAGAGTTATTGATGACTCAGATCATTAAGCTGTGTTAGACTTCAATGGATGGAGTCTAAAACTAGTAAACTAGAAATTAAAGTCGGTTCTGATACTTTTGTTATCGGATTTCCTGCATTACACGAAGCTCAACAAGAAGTTGCTAATAGCGATGCTCGTTGGAAAATACTTTGTGCAGGCAGAAGGTTTGGTAAATCAAGACTTGGTGTTCAATTGTGTATGCAAGCAGCACTTCAAGGTAAAAGAGCTTGGTGGGTTGCACCTACTTACTCTATTGCTCGTATTGGTTGGAGAGATATACAAGAAAGTGCTAGATCTTTTCCAGAAACATTAGAACCTAATATTTCTTTAGTAAACATGGAAGTTAAGTTTGAACAAACTGGTGGATCTATAGCAGTAAGATCTGCTGATACTCCACATAGACTTCGTGGTGAGGGTTTGGACTTCTTAGTTATGGACGAGGCAGCATTCGTTAAGCCAGATGTATGGCAACAGGTACTTAGACCTACTTTAACTGAAAGAAAAGGTGGTGCTTTATTTATATCCACACCTATTGGTATGAACAATTGGTTTTATGAATTATGGGAAATGGCTGAAGGTAAGGGTGATTGGGAAAGGTTTCAGTTTCCAAGTTGGTCAAATCCTTTAGTTGACAAGGAAGAAGTAGAACAAGCAAAAACAGAAGTAGGATCTATTGTATATGCACAGGAATATTTGGCAGAATTTGTTGAAGCTGGGCAAGGTTTACTAAAACCTGAATGGCTTAAGTACTTTAAAGAAAAAAATGGTCGTTATTTTACTGGAAGTGAAAATGTTAGTTTAGATGAATGTACCAGATTTGCTACAGTAGATCTAGCAACAAGTGTTAGTGAGACGGCAGACTATACAGTCATTGCAAGCTGTGCCGTAACACCACAAGGTAAGATTTTGATCTTAGATGTTGATAGACAGAGAATGCAAGCACCTGACATAATACCTAGAATAAGACAGAAAATGAAAGAATATGATTTACAATGGGTTGGTATGGAACGAGCTGGTTTCCAGCTTTCACTCATACAGTTTGCAAAAAGAGATGGATTAGCAGTCAAAGAACTGAAAGCTGATAAAGATAAGATTTCTAGAGCAATGCCACTTGCCGCAAGAATGGAAAGTGGTGATATATACTTTAGACAAGGAGCCATGTGGCTACCTGATGTGGAAAGAGAATTAATGACATTTCCAGTAGGTCATCATGATGACATAGTGGATGCAATAAGTTATGGGGTTTTATGCGCCCAAGTGAGAAGAGAATGGATCGCTTTTTAAATGGCAGATAACAAATCAAGATTTCGTAAGGCTGTCGACTTCTTAAATAGTCCTACGAAAAGACAAGAACAAAAGTACAGTAGATACAATCAACAAACAAGTTTAGACAGAGCTGTATACGGATATAACACAGATGCAGGTTATTGGCCAGCTTCAGAATTAGATGATATTGGAGATGGATCTAACAACTCAGCAGTTGTAGCTTGTCTTAATGTTCTCTCTACTTCTTTTGCAGAACCAAGAACAGTTCTTATAAACGATACTGGTGAATTGCACAATGAAAGAATTAAAAAACATCCTGTTTTAGATTTATTAAACAGACCTAATCCATATACATCAGGAGTTTTGTTAGCACATTACATCATAGTTTCTTTATCTGCTCATGGTGATGCTTATTTATACAAAAACCGAAACAGTGATGGAAATGTGGTAGAGCTTGTACCTCTAATGCCAGATATGGTAGAACCTAAAGGTAACGAAACAGATCTTATAACTCATTATAAATACGATCCTTATGGTGGTTTGGGAAGTAATAGTATAGTCGTTCCAACTACTGACATAGTGCATATCAGACAAGGTATAGATCCAAATAACCATAGGAGAGGTTTTGCTCCATTAAAATCTGTATTAAGAGAAATCTTAGGAGATGAGGCGGCAGGACAGTATGCAGCAGCACTCTTAAATAATATGGCTGTACCAGGTGTCATACTCTCACCTAAAGATGACTCTATGGGAGGTCCATCGAAAGAGGAAGCTGAGGCTATCTCTGCGATGTACAAACAAAAGTTCGGTGGTAAGAACAGAGGTGCGCCAATGATTTTATCAGGCGCTATGAATGTAGAAGTCATCTCTTTCTCACCAGATCAGATGAACCTGACTGAACTTAGAAAACTGCCTGAAGAGAGAGTTTCGGCTGTTTTAGGTGTCCCAGCAATATTGGCTGGACTCGGTGCTGGTTTAGACGCAGCGACATACAACAACACTCGTGAATTAAGAGAATTTTTTACAGAACAAAAACTTGTTCCATTATGGAAAACTGTAGCTGCTGAACTTACACATCAATTGCTAAGAGTAGATTATCCTTCATCAACTGAATTATCAATCAAGTTTGATCTTGAAGATGTAAGAGCTTTATCTCAAGACAAAGATGATTTATATAAGCGTATGAACACAGCCGTACAAGGTGGTTGGGTAACAATCGGAGAGGCTAGACAAGCAGTCGGACTTGATGTTGAGTCTCATCATGAGGTGTATTTAAGACCTATGAATATGATCGAAACAATACCAGGTCAATCAAATGCTCCAAAACCAGATAAAGAAGATCCTGTTGTAGATATTGCTAAACAGCTTATTGATAAAGTATTAACTACTGGTAGTGGCTTAGTTGAACCTACACGAAGCGAAGTTTTAAAACCTACGCCAACATATTTGAATGAAGAAAAATATGTTGCAGAGATGCCTAATGGTGCATGGTGCATACTTAATCATGAAGACAATCAAGTAATTGAATGTTATGAAAATGAAGATCAAGCTAGAAGTGCTTTAGATCGTATGAAAAAACCAAAAAAAGAATTAATGAAAGAAAAAGAAGTAAAAGAACCAAAGCTAACTAATTTTCCTAGTTCAGGGGATAATCAAACGATCTCTATCAGCAACTCTAAATTTAAGCAATTTCCAGATTACAACTATGTAAAAAATCTTAAAGAAGAATGGCCTGAGATATGGCGTAGGGCTGGAACAGGTGGTAATCCACCAACCTCGTTTACTGGTAATGATGCTTACAACAGATGGACAAAGTATCGATCTGGTGATAGATCAGAGTCAGTTTTAAACTGGGTTAAGAGACGAGAAAGTTTTATGGCTAGACACTCTGGTAACACAAAACTAAATGGTTACATAGCTGTGATGAAGTGGGGTGGTGTCACCAAAACAGGTGCAAGTGCCATGAAAAAAACAGTTAACGAATATAAAAAAATAATTCGTGAAAGAAGAAAAATACAAGAAGAATTACTTCTAGAAATAGAATCCAAAGCATTAAGTGAAGCTACTAGAACAGCTTTAAAAAATAAAGTTGAGGAACATAACTCTAAAAACCCTAAGCATAGAGCAACACTAAGAATGTTGACTGCTTGCTATAACAGAGGTTTAGCAGCTTATCAAAACAATCCAGGATCAGTTCGTGGTAATGTTGCTGGTCCATCCCAGTGGGCAATGGCCAGAGTGAATGGACTATTAAGAGCTTTGAGAACAGGTAAGTTCAAAAGAACTGCTTATGATACAGATCTTTTACCTAGTAGTCATCCTTTAAGTTCTAAAAAAGTTGCTGGAAATGTTATTGAGGAAATAAATGTTTCTACCGAAGAGGCAGAGGCTTTATCAGAAGTTGAAATGAACTCAGCTAGATCTGAAAAGGCTAAATCTGTAAAAATTGGAGATGCAGTCTCATGGAGTATAAACAAAGATCCAGATCCACCATCAACTGTTCATGGCATTGTCACTTCAGTTAATAATGAAAAAGATACTGCAACAATGATGGTTTGGGCAATTATGGAAGATGGCACACACAAGAAAACTGACAGGTCAGTCGTGCAACCAATCTCTGCATTAAGAAAGATAAAAGATTTTAGAAGCTAATTAGCTACTTTCAAAATATCTAGTATTTTCTTTTGGATCATATTCAATCCCAGCTTTTTTAAGTTTATTGAGTAATTTAGTCTGCTCATCTGTTCCTAAGAAAACTAACCATTCTGTAATAATTTTATTACGATTTGGTTTCTGTGCCTTAGCAAGATTATCCATAAACATGTTAAATGGATTGTCTACTTTTGAGCTTCTTTCAACTCCGTTATCAGCCATTTTACTAATCCGTTCCTATCCTCAGCGCCATACTTAAAGTCTTTAGCACTGAAATTATCTGATACTTCTATTTTACTTGTGTCCAAAGATACTTCTAATTCTTTGTCAAAAATATCTAATTGACCTGTGCCATCATCTTTGCAAAGCAAAGTAAAGGTACCAGATCCATTATGCAAAGTCGATATTAAGACTGTATCTTTTTCCACATATTTAGTATAGCACTCATCGGCAATCTGTTAGTGGCTATCAGAAATACACTAACTTTTATTTTTTTTATATAAAATACTAATGTTTACTGTTTACAGTGAATTTTTGCGCACATGGGTAAGTTAAGAGATTGGAATCTTGTATGTCTGATGAGTATAAAAAAATTGATGTAGAGTTCAGCAAAGCTGAAGGGGAAGAGGGTAAAGTCAAAGCAGTTTTTTCTGTTTTTAACGATGTTGATAGTGATGGCGATGTAGTATTGCCGACATCAATCAAGTCTGGTTTTGATCCTAATAATGAAGAAGTACCAATGGTCTGGGCGCACCAGTGGGATAAACCAATTGGAAGAGGTAAAATTGTCAAAGATGGTGAAAAAGCAGTTTTTGATGGTGAGTTTTTCATGGACACTGATAGTGGATCCGAGGCTTACAAACTTGTCAAGAATATGGGAAATTTGCAACAATGGTCTTTTGGGTTTAGAGTAGATGACTCTGAGTATGGAAAATTTAAAAAAGCAGATCAAGACGATGAACAAGAAGTTCGTTATCTCAAAAGTTTATCAGTATATGAGGTTAGTCCAGTTTTGGTTGGAGCTAACCAAGATACATTCACTATGGCAATCAAGACACAAAAAAATGATACTGATGAAAAGAGTGTTCTTACATCAGATGATTTTCAAAGTGCAGAACAAGATCCAAAGGCAGAAGAAGAAAAAGTTGCCTTAGCAAACGATATGTTTGACAATCCAAAAGAAGCTGAAATGAGAGCTTTGGAATTAGGTTGTTCAGGATTTCATACACATGAAACTGACGGAAAACAAGTTTTTATGCCTTGTGCAACACATGAGTCATATGAGGAAACTATGAAAAAAGAAGCTAAAACTCATACTGAGCAACATGCAGCTATGGAAGCTCTAGGAAATATTGCAAATGATATGAAAGATATTCTTGCAGCTATTCCAAAAGATGAAAATGCAGACTTACCACAATGG